GGGTCGGGTGGAACGTCTGATGCTCCTTTCCGATATAATAAAGCTGGAGGGACGGCATCAATTAGAGTGACATATCCCAGTGGTAATCTTATTGGCAATATCAATGGCTACGTTGAGGACGAAACTCAAAGTAATACTGGAAATACGAATGCTGCAAGGGTTGTGGATTATAGCAATTTTTATGGGCAAGTAATAGTAACTGCTTCTGGCGGCGGTTATGATCTTGCGACAACAAAAGACGGTGATGCTCAGCCTTATGGTGGATTTAGGTATTATGATATTGATAATGGAACATTTCCTGGAGTAAGTTTTAGTGATGGAGCATCAAATGCTGATACGCATTTGATTCGTTCTAGCGCAGGCATATTGTCTACGGGAACGCAGACTTCATTACTTGTACAGGGCACAGCAACCTCGACACTTAGGTATGGGGCGGGTGTGGCAAATGGCACCGTTGCTACGACGCTTGGAAGTGTCGGGCCTACTGGTTCAACGGCGGGCAACCCGTTGGGGTGGCTGCTAATAAATGTTGGCGGCACAGATCGCTACGTTCCGTATTGGTAAGGTGAGGATCATGCAAAACTCTTCACATTCACTTGCAGAATATGTGAATTTGATCTTCACGACATCGGCGGAAAAAACAGGAGCAGTAGTTGCTGCTGGCATGATTTCCTCACCGATTTGGATTCAGCAAATTAAGCCATATTCAGATGTTGCGGCGCTTTTCGCACCAATCCTGGGCTGCATTTATCTATCATTGCAGATTGGGTTTAAGTTGTGGGATAGAAGTAGAAAGGATGACTGATATGAAAAAGTGCTGTGACCATAAACGCCCGGATCGTGAAAGTCATATCATGGGCGTGCATCACGATATGAAGAAGCTGATGTCTGCGAAGGCGAATAAAGGCGGGATTAGCCCGCGCACGCAGCAGCCAGAACTGAAAAGCCTTAAAGCCTCAAAGATGATGGAGAAGTAAAATGGCGAAAGCACCTGCGAAAAAGATGACCATGAAAGAGTGGGAACGCTCGTCGATGGACAAGAAAAAGGATGCAGCGCTCAAGAAAAAGGGCGTGAAAGAAGGTTCGAAAATGGATATGAAGATGGACAAGGCGGCGCTTGCTGCTTACAATAAGAAGATGAAAAATAAATAAGCCCATCGAAGATTGAGTTTGGAATGGACCTAACCGCATCAAATGCGAAAGTTGTCGAGTGGCCAGAAAAGCTCCAATGCTTGTTCTGGCCACAAGTCAATGGATTGCCTGTGCGGTATCGGGTATTGTATGGCGGGCGTGGTGGTGCGAAGTCATGGGGTATTGCGAGGGCGCTTGTGATTTTGGCCGCAAAGCGCCCCCTTCGCATTTTGTGCGCTCGTGAATTTCAGAATTCAATTCGAGACTCGGTGCATAAGGTGCTGAGCGACCAGATTGATCTTTTGGGTTTGACGGGCTTTTACCAGATTGAACAGGCTCGTATTTTTTGCCCTTCGACAGGTTCAGAGTTCTCGTTCGAGGGGATTCGAAACAATGTCACGAAGATTAAGTCATATGAAGGTGTGGACATTTGTTGGGTGGAAGAAGCAAACAAGGTCACGAAAAGCTCGTGGGAAGTGCTTATTCCGACTATACGTAAGGAGAATTCTGAGATCTGGGCGTCGTTTAACCCGGAACTTGAAAGCGATGATACGTATGTAAGGTTTGTGCTACAGCCTCCCAAGAATGCCATTGTGCAGAAGATTTCGTGGCGGGATAATCCGTGGTTTCCGCAGGTTTTGAAGCAGGAAATGCTCGACCTCAAGGCCCGCGACCGCGACACTTATCTGCATGTTTGGGAAGGTGAATGCCGGAAAAGCCTCGAGGGGGCAGTTTATGCTGAGGAATTGCGTGACTGCGCTGAAGAGGGCCGGATCACGGCTGTCCAGCATCATGCAAGTTCTGTGGTCAATTTGTACCTCGATCTGGGACGTTCCGATAGCACTTCAATCATTTTTGAGCAATACGTCGGGATGCAGCGACGAATAATTGATTTTTATGAGAACAGGCTAAAGGGCCTCGATCATTACATTCATATTTTGAGGTCGAGAAGGGGTTCGACTGGTGAATTGTATGATTATGGGACTTGTTGGTTGCCGCATGATGCGCGCGCGAAAACTCTTGGATCGAAGAAGTCGATTGAAGAGCAGATGCGGGAAGCAGGATTTACGGTGCGGATTGTGCCGAAGTTGAGCAAGATTGATGGGATCATCGCGGCACGAAGCATTTTCCCGACATGCTGGTTTGACGCATCTCGGTGCGAAAAGGGTCTTCTTCACGCCCTTCGTCATTACCATTACGCGGAAAACCCTACAACTGAAACGCTTTCGAACGAGCCCGTCCACGACTGGTCGTCGCACGCGGCTGACGCTTTCCGTTACATGGCCATCGCATCTAGTGATGGCGGAAGTGATGGCCGAACACGTAAAGTGGCGGGGGCGCTCAAGAAGCAGAGTGGCCTGCTGGGCGCAATTCAAGGTTTAGGCGAAAGCCTGGGATGGATGGGATAAATGGCACGTCAGGCAGTAGACAGCGAAAAGTTCCAGAAAGTCCTCAAAAGAGCGCAGGAGCGTTTTAAGCGCTGCGAGGCATGGGAAAGCTATGCCAGGCGTCTTTTCATGGACGACATGCGCTTTGCGAATGCTGACGCAGATAATAAGTATCAGTGGCCCACAAGAATGTGGAACGACCGTCAGCGTGACGAACGCCCGGCTCTGACGATTAACAAAACCCGCCAGCATAATCTTAACATCATTAACGATGCGAAGATGAATAAGCCGGGGATTAAGTATCGTGCGGCTGGTAATGGTGCGACGGCTGAAGCGGCCCGGATTTGGGACGGCATTGCTCGGCACATTGAATATCAGTCGAACGCCCCGGCCCATTATGATTATGCTACGACTTTCCAGGTTGAAGCGGGCATTGGCTATCTGCGCGTCAACACAGACTACGTGGACGAGAACTCGTTCGACCAGGAAATTTATATTACGAGTGTGGCGGACCCGCTGACGGTATATCTCGACCCCGATGCGCGGGCTCCGGCGAAAGAAGACATGCGCTTCGCCTTTATTTTTGAGGACATGCCGAAAGAAGTTTTTGACCAGAAATATCCGCAGTATAAGCAATACGCGGGGCGAGAAATTCTGGTAGGTGAAAAAGGCTGGTTTGACGAAGACCATGTGAGGGTTGCGGAATATTTTGAGGCAGAAGACATCGACGATGAGCTGTTGATGTTTACGGGGCCGGATGGCCAGCCGATGACGTTGATGGCGTCAGATCTGCGGAAGGTCGATAGCAAGAGCGAAATCTTTGATGATCCTATGACGCGGAAGCGACCTGTTTCGCGCCGAGTCATTCACTATCATTTCATCGTTGGCAACCATGTTGTCGAAGAAGAAGAAAAGATCTGGGTGGGCAAGACCATCCCGATTATCCCAGTCATAGGCGAAGAAACCATTATTGAGGGCCGAATGGACCGTAAAGGTCATACACGCGCTCTTAAAGACCCACAGCGTATGTATAATTATTGGGCGTCAGCTGCAGTCGAATACGGAGCCTTGCAGTCCAAAACCCCGTGGATTGTCGGGGTGGAAAGTGTAGAAGGCTTTGAGGAATATTGGGCTACGGCTAATCGCCAAAATCATGCTTACTTGCCTTATCGGTCTGTTGGAGATGATGGAAAGCCTCTTACTCCACCTGCTCGTATTGAGCCACCTGTGCCATCGCCGGTCGCGCTAAAAGGCATGGAAGTGGCCAACGTCGAAATGCAGATGGTTTCGGGGCAATACGAAAACCAACTGGGTATGCAGGGTAATGAACGGACGGGGCGGGCGATTGCTGAAAGGCAGCGTCAGGGCGATCGCGCGACTTATCACTTCATAGACAATCTGGCTATCGCCATTCGCCAGATCGGCAAAATCATTCTTGATCTTGTGCCGAAGGTTTACGACACGGATCGTGTGATTGCCATTCTTGCCGAGAACAACGAGAGCCTCGAAGTCAAGCTCGATCCGCAGTTGCAGCAGGCTCACATGCTGGAACTGAATGAGAATAATGAAGTTATTGGACGGTTGTTAAATCCGGCGATTGGCACGTATGAAGTTATGTCGGATGTTGGGCCGGGATATGCGACAAGGCGAGAGGAAGCATTTAACGCCCTCACGCTTATCCTTACTCAGAACCCCGCGCTGACCAGCATTATTGGTGACATCATGTTCCGTGCTGGCGACTTCCCGATGGCCGAGGAGGCCGCCGAAAGGCTCAAGCGGATGGTCCCGCCGCAGGCACTTGGTCAAGGTCCGTCGCAAAACGAACAGATGCTTGGGGCGCAACTTCAGCAGATGCAGCAAGCTCTTCAAGCCACCATGGATGAACTTGCGAAAGAGAAGGGCAAATCGCAGGCTCGCCTCGAGAAGCGCGAGGTCGAAGTTTACGACGCCATCACCAAGCGCCTTGACATTCTGCTCAAGAATGCAGGACTTACACAGCCGCAGACGGCGCTTGTTGCGGATGAGGCCGTACGTGAAAGCCAAGACGTGCCGATCAGCGATACCTACGAGGGGCATGAAGATCAGATGCCCGGACGGCAGATGGCATTGCCGTTAGAAGATCACGAAATTCCCGAAGGAGGCCAGCGCGCCCCTGACGGGCATGTGTATGCGCCGCACCCGCAGATGCCCGGTGTTATGGCCCGAGTGACGAAGGAGATTTGATATGACTCGCGAAGAAGCATTTCGGGCCGGATATGAAAATCCGCTAATCGGCGCTAATGTCCCGCTGCAGCGTCTTTATGGCACGGTGTCGGCGCTGGGTGAAGAGTTGGCCGGGGCGGATATGGGCACGCCCGTTGGCACGCGCTTTCGCGAACGGCAGAAGCAGAGCAAGGCTGAAGCCAAACGGCTCGCAGATCTGCGCGAAAAGTTCCCCGAAGAGTTCGGGCGCGGGCAGATGTATTCGCAGGAAGCCGCCGACCCATATATGTTGGGCCTCGGCACTATGCCGTTTGGGATGCGCCCGAGCGTTGCCGAAGGCCAGCGTATGGTGGCTGGGCCGGGCGGAAGGCCGATGCTTGCCGGGCCGGGAATGCTAGAAGGTGAAATTGTGCCGCCGCGTGCGGGATATCTGGGTGCGCCACCGCCAGCAGGTCCTAGAGGCTTGCCGCCTGCCGCGCCGCCTGCCCCTTATTACCGCACCGTGCCTGGGGAAATGGGCACAAGCCCTGGCCCCATGAATGCGTTCAACCAAAATCAGGTTGGCATGGCGACGGGGCGCTTTGGGCCGTCAGGTTATGCGCCAGAGATGGCAGTCACTGACTTCGAGACGTATGGCCCGATGGGGGCGCGCCCGACGCCGGAACCTTATGCGCCGAGTGGCTTTGATCGGAATATGCTGGAGGCGTTTAGGGCTGGCCGTGCGAACTATGGGCGCAATGTTCGCCCCGAGCCAATGGGTGGCGGTTTCACGCTTGAAGAACTGGGCCAAGCAGTTGTGCCTTACAGGCAAGGTGGCCTGACGTATGAGCCGGTTGGGGCTGCTCCGCAAGGTGGCAGCAATCTGCCGATGATGGCGCAGGGCCGCGCGATGCGTCCGACGATGATGGAAGGTGAGTTTAGGGAAATCCCGCCGCAGGGGCAGATACCTTATGGTATGGGCTATCGCCCGAACTTTACAATGGAAGGCGCTCCCTATACTCCATCGCCGGGCGCTGCAGCACAATTTGGAGCAGGTGTGCCGCGTGGATATGGCGGATTTGGGACTGGGCTTGCGGCTGCTGGCGGTATGGCAGCTATTCCGGGTGCGATGTATTTAGGAGATGTCACTCAGCGTCCAGTTTCGCGGCTTTCCAATAATCCTTTGCAGCCGGGTGCGGAAGGTGGTGCTGTAATGCAAGGCCCAGTTGGCCCGTATATTCCGGCAATGCCGACCACTACTTTTAGTGGAATGCCGTATGATCCTTATGCGGCTATGAGTGGGCTACAAGGTCAAGCACCGACTGCTGCAAAGCGGACACCTTCTCAAGCAAAGTCTGCACAAAAGCCTCGCATGGGAGCGGAGCAAGGCCCGCCTGCGCCAGAAGCCTTTGATCCAAACTTTAATTACATGGTGACAGAGGCTATTGACCGCATCCTCGGGCAGCGCGAAGCTGAGAAGGGGCGGCAATACCAGCAGTATTATCAAGGCAGGGGCTCGTTCTGATGCCACAGGCAAAGGGCAAAGTTGAGTTTCAAAAAGGGCCTCCGGCAGATGAAAAAAATCTGCTGGACGCCATGGCGCGAGCTGCAGTGCGGCCGGAAGGTGCGTTTTCCTACGGCCCGCCTTACACTCCGTCTGAAGCTGAATTTGCCCAACAACTCGAAGAATACTACAAAGCATATCCTGATGTGCCTAGACCGGGGGCACCAGATGTTCCGCTGTATGGAGATCATAACGCCCTGTATGGTGCGTATATGGAAAGGCTGCCGTCTGAGAATTTGTTGTCAGAAATGGTCCCGGCGAATGTGCGCGCGGGTTATAGCTATGGCAGAGGACCGATCACGCAAAGGTTTTTTCCAGAACGTGATTTGAATTATCTGAGAGATGTGTATGAGCGGGAGCGGCAAAATTATATGGCGGTTACGCCAATGGATCAAGGATTTGTTCGAGGGCCAGTGCCGGAGCAAAAGTTTGTGTCTTATGAAGAATATTCGAGGCAAAGGGCTCTGCCAACTGTGCAAAGCGTTCCGGGCGCAATGAATGCCCTATATTCGTATTTCGATCCGGCCTATCGCCTTGCGCCGTTTATGCAGGGCGCGTATTATGAAGAAGGTCCGGGCGGGATGTATATGCACAACACCTATAATGCTGGTGGTGTGCCGAGGGAAGTAAATGTTTTGTTACCACGAAGGAGCCAAAGATGAGAGAGCCACTTGTAAAATTGCCGGGAAAAGGGGCACATGCCCACAAGCTCGTTGCCAAAACAGCAATGGAAATGGCGAATGAGGTTTACGAAAAGAACGCCTTGCGCGACAATGATTTCTATGCTAAATATCCAGACCGCGAAGCCTACGTCTCGTCCTGTTGGGCGTTGTATTTGGATGCGGCTAGGACCACTTTAGCGCAGTTATTGACGACAAACATGGAAGAGTCCTTGAAAGAACAAATCCATGATGCACTAATAAAAGATGCTACGTTGCGACGGGGACGTGAGGGCGTCCTTCAAATGAAGAAAGGTGCAGGAGCCTAACATGAATATAGCAGATTTCTGGGACGGCGTAAATCGCCAAATGGACGGAGAGCAAGGCGCGGCTACGCCAGAAGCACCAGCCGCGATTGAGGCTCCCGTTGTGGCCGATGCGGGCCAAGAGGCAACAACAGGCGAGGCGCTCGGTAACGACGAGGCTGTGGTTGAAAGCTCTGCAAAACCCCCGCAGGGTCTTCTTGATCGCATCGGCCAGCTCACCCGTCAGAAGCGGGAACTTGAAGAACGTCTGCAGCAGGTTGAAGCCTATCGCCAGCCACAGTATGCCGCTCCGCAGGAGCCTGATGCCGCTGGCTACGACCCCCGGATGGTGCAGCTAGAAATTCATCGTCAGGCGCAGGAACTGGCAAAGCAGCAAGCGTGGAAAGAGACGACAGATAAGATCTGGAATGAGGGGCTCGGTAAGTATGGAGACTGGGGACCGCAACTCAACAATATGGCGCAGATTTTGGGGGGCATTCCGACATCGCTCACAGAAGCCGCGATTGAAAGCGGAACGCCACACGAAGTCCTCTACCATCTGGCTAGAAATCCTGATGAAGCTGCCAGAATTGCGCTCCTTCCACCCACCAGACAGGCTGTGGCGGTTGCGAAATTAGCGCAGAATATAAATGCGCCTAAGAGGGTGTCGGCGGCTCCTCCGCCGATTACCCCGAAAGTGAATGGCATGGGAACTGCTGCGGCGTCACTCGACGATCCAAACATTTCCATGGAAGAATGGGCGAGGTTGCGGAATTCGCAGTCATCTCGCCGTAAAGGTCGGTAGGAGCGCCTCTAAGCTCCTACCCTTTCTGGTCTAGGGTGAAAGACCTGGGATGGCCCGTTAAAGTAGCGGACGCGGGCACCGCTGAAACGCAGGGGACTCCCTACTGCTTTTAGCTTGGCACAGCGCGTCCGCGCTCTAACAGAGGTCAGTCAAATGTCCAATACAATTCTTACTATTAACATGATTACCCGTGAGGCGGTTCGCCTCTGGGTTAACACTAACTCGTTCCTGCAGCACATCGACACGCAGTATGACGATCAGTTCGCCATTACCGGCGCGAAGATCGGCCAGAGCCTGCGTATCCGTCTGCCGAACGATTATACCGTTCGTAACGGTCCGGTCGCGCAGATCCAGGACACGGCGGAAACCAGCACCACGCTGACGCTTGCCACTCAGAAGGGCGTTGACGTGTCGTTCAACAGCGCCGAGCGCACGATGAGCCTCGATGACTATTCGAAGCGCATTCTTGCTCCGGCGGTTAACAACCTTGTGGGTGCGGTTGCGGCGGACATTATGTCTGGCGTTGAAGGCGGTATCTCGAACCTTGTCGGCAACTTCGACGCAGCGGGTAATCTGCTCCGTCCGACGCTTGACACTTGGCTGCAGGCTAAGGCGCTGCTGTCCTTGCGTTCGGCCCCCACCGATAACCGTAAGTTCATTC